GTGTGGAAATTATCCTGAAACCACTTTCATGATTCCACCATAATATTGAATTCGTTATGGTGTCTGCTATAGGTCATGAAGCAAGCGTGAGACCACGTGAGATAAACCGAAATGCTATCCGACAGTTATCACTTGCCTATAAGCATCGTTAAACAGGGATTGCCTAAGTGGAAATGCCGAAAGGCTATGTCTATTCGAGACTGAATATTCCATATGGCAACGGAGCTTCCGTAGTAGTCCGAGGTGGGTAACGCCCACTACATGGCGAAGGGAAGCAGTTTGTTAATTCCAAAGTAAGAAGATGAAAGGGAGGAGAATCCTCATGAATCCAACATCGGAGATTTTGGAGCGTGTCAATAAAAGTTCCTCGGAACATCATGACGGAGTCTTTACAAGGCTCTTTCGCTACCTTCTGAGAGAGGACATTTATTTTGCAGCTTACCAGAAATTATATGCAAACAGTGGAGCAATGACTCCCGGAAGTGACAACGACACAGCTGACGGTTTTGGTGCTGAATATGTGTATGAACTGATTGAAGAATTGAGGTCAGGAAAGTACAAGCCGAAGCCTGTGCGCAGAGAATATATCAGGAAACAGAACGGAAAAATGCGCCCACTGGGTATTCCGTCATTTCGAGATAAACTTCTGCAAGAGGCGGTTAGAATGTTTCTGGAAGCAATCTATGAACCGTTATTTTATGACCAGTCACATGGTTTCAGACCGGAGAGAAGCTGTCATACAGCTCTAGACCAGATAAAGACAAATTTTCGTTCTGTAAAATGGTTCATAGAAGGTGACATCAAAGGTTGTTTTGACAATATAGACCATGCAGTGCTTATCAAGACGTTAGAAGTCAAAATCAAGGACAGCAGATTTATCAATATTATCAGAGCTTTCCTGAAAGCAGGTTATGTGGAAGATTTTCAATACCACACAACACTCTCCGGTACACCGCAGGGTGGAATTATATCCCCTATCCTGGCAAATATCTACCTGCATGAGCTTGACCGAAAAGTCATGGAACTCAAGGAAAAGTTTGATAAGCAGTCTACACGACACCAGACACCGGAATATCTTCATTTAGCAAAAAGACGACAGACACTTCAGAAGAAGATTGACCGGGTAAAAGGTGAAGAACGTGAGCTGGCAATTAAGGAATATAAAGCGGTGTGCAGCCAAAAGCTGAAAACACCTGCCAGAATGTCCGACGATAAAAAGCTTGTATACTGCCGATATGCTGATGATTTTCTAATTGGAATCAGCGGAAGTAGAGAAGACTGTGAAGAAATTAAGGAGATTCTGAGAGAATTTCTATCAACGCAGTACCATTTAGAGTTGAGTGCTGAGAAAACAAAGATCACACACAGTGCTGAACGAGTACGTTTCCTTGGTTATGACGTTGCGGTACGCCGAAGCCAGAAGATAAAGAAAAAGGCAAACGGTGTTAAACAAAGAACGCTGAATAACTCTGTAGAATTAACTGTACCTCTCGAAGATAAGATCATGCAATTCTTGTTCAAAAACGACATCATAGAACAAAAGCCAAACGGAGAAATTTGGGCGGTTTGCGTTCCAAGATTAAGACATCTTTCGGAAGTGGATATTGTGAACAGGTATAATGCACAAATCCGTGGCATTTGCAATTATTACTGCTTAGCAGCGAATTATGATAAGCTGAATTATTTCCGTTATCTTATGGAATATAGCTGTCTAAAGACGCTTGCAAGCAAAAGCAACAGCACAACGAGAAAAATTATCCAAAAGTATCGTCATGACGGTAAATGGGCTATTCCCTATGAAACCAAAGGTGGTATCAATTATGCAAAACTCGTCTCGTTAGCTGACTGCAAAGCCGGTAAATTGATGTCCGATAAAGACCCATGGCAATACAAATCCTTTGACACGAAAAAGCTGTCGCAATATGTACGGCTAAGTGCAGGGGTATGTGAGCTGTGTGGTGATAATAGTGATTCCTGCTGTATTTATCATGCAGGTAAAATGAAGAATCTGAAAAGCACTACGGAATGGGGCAAGAAAATGCTTCACATGAGACGTAAAACGTTGATTGTTTGCCCGAAATGCTTCAAAAAGATTCACAGGGAACAAAATAAATGACATGTCAATAATGAATGGAAAGCCGTGTACATCGAGAGGTGTAAGCACGGTTTGGGAGGGGCTTTGTGCAAACCTGTCATCGAAAGATGATAAGGCGGCACACTGCTACCTCACGAGCGCAGACTGATTCAGGCTCTCGAAGAGAATAACATCTTCCGCCAGATGGCAACGGTCATCAAGACCAACTCCGGTACCCGCAAGATTCCGATCGCCAACGATACGATGGAGGCACAGTGGATCGATGAGGGCGAGGAAATTCCGGAGACCGACACTCGTTTCGGTCAGACCACTCTCTCCGCATACAAGCTCGGCACGATGATCAAGATCAGCAACGAGCTTCTGCACGACTCCGCCTTCGACCTCGCATCGTATATCGCCGCACGTTTCGGTGTGGCAATGGGTAATGCCGAGGAGCGCGCGTTCTTCACCGGTGACGGCGACAAAAAGCCCCTCGGTATCCTCGATGAGACCGGCGGTGCAGAGCTCGGCGTGGAGACTGCTTCTCAGACAGCGATCACTTTCGATGAGATCTTCGACCTCTACTACAGCCTCAAGAGCCCGTATCGCCGCAACGCACAGTTCGTCTGCAACGAGACCATCCTTCTCCAGCTCATGAAGCTGAAGGACAAGAACGACAACTACCTCTGGAAGCCGTCGCTCGACATCGCAAAGCCAGATACACTGCTCGGCAGACCAATCCGCACCTCTTCCTTCATGCCCGGTATTGCAAAGGGCGAGCGTGTTCTGCTCTTCGGCGACATGAAGAATTACTGGGTGGCAGACCGTCAGAACCGCACCTTCCGCCGTCTCAACGAGCTGTATGCCCGCACCGATCAGGTCGGCTTCCTCACCACACAGCGTGTGGACGGTCGTCTTATCCTGCCGGAGTCCGTGAAGGTGCTGAAGATGGCAGGTACGAAGTCCAACACCACGGGCGGCGGTACGACTGGCGGTAACACCGGCGGCAACGGCTGATAAGAACGGAGGGCAGATAAGTGAATCTGATCTCACTGCCTGAAACAAAAAACTATCTCCGTGTTGACCACTGTGAGGATGACAAGCTCATCCTCACTCTGATCGATACGGCACAGCGGCTCGTGATGGATGTGGGACGCATGAACGAAAAGCAGTTAGCGGAAAATGAGGAAACCTCCCGGCAGGCTATGCTGTATACTGTTTCGTACCTCTATGAAAACCGCAATACTGCTGATTATCATGCACTGACACTTACACTACGAGCGCTGTTGTTCGCACAGAGGGAGGGCATCGTCTGATGGAGATCGGGAAACTGAATCAGCGCATCGCCGTCCTCGAAAATCATGTCAAAAAGGATGCTATCGGCAATCACAAGGCACAGTGGGAGGAGGTGTTCTCCCTCTGGGCTTCTGTGACTGTATCCAACACTATGGGCGGAGCAGATGAGGAGACAAACACCGGCGTAACCAGAGCGATTCAGAAAATCGAGGTCATCATCCGACAAACTCCGCAGACAAAAAAGATGGCTTCTACCGTATATCGCATTCGTTTTGACGGTATGGACTACGACATCAAGGGCATCGCGCCAAATTACCAGACGCAGGATTATATGAAGCTGATATGCGAATCCCGAAAGGCAGGTGCAAAGGATGACATCTATTGACGATCTGGCATCGGAGGTCATGAAGGGACTGACGGAATATGCAGAGCTTGCGGATACAGCGATGAAGAAGGCTGTCCGCAAGACTGCTACCGCCGTCAAGAATGAGATCTCCGAAAACGCTCCTGAGAAATCCGGGCGGTATGCAAAGAGCTGGGCTGCAAAAAAGGTGAAGGAAAACAGTCATACACTCGAAATGACGGTGCATTCCAAGAACCGCTACCAGATTGCACACCTGTTGGAGCACGGTCATGCGAAAAGGGGCGGCGGCAGAGTTGCGGCAATTCCGCATATCGCTCCGGCTGAGGAAAACGGTGAGCAGATGCTGGAATCCCTCATCGAAAAAGCACTGTCATGAGGTAACAACTATGTCCTATGAAGAGATCAATGAAATGATGCAGGAGATCGGGCTCCCCTTTGCGTATCATCATTTCGCAGAGGGTGAAAGCCCGGAGCCTCCGTTCACGCTGTTCCTGTCTCCCGGCGAGGATACGTTTTCAGCGGATAATCTGATGTATCACAGCTTCAAAGAGCTGCACATCGAATTATACACCGATGAAAAATCGCCTGACACGGAACAGCGGGTGGAGGAAGTCCTCTTGCAGCACAACATCTATTACACAAAATCTGAGGTATGGATTGAGTCGGAACGGCTCTATGAAGTCCTCTATATCATGGAGGTATAAAAATGGCACTTCAGAAAAACAAGGTCAAGTTCGGTCTGAATAAGGTCCATTATGCAAAGATCACCGCATGGAGTGATGAAGGCGTGCCGACATTCGCAACGCCTGTGCGTCTGCCCGGTGCGGTTTCCCTGAGCATTGATGCAAACGGCGAGAACGAGAATTTTTACGCCGATAACGGCGTGTACTACGTCATCAACAACAATGCGGGCTACGAGGGCGACCTTGAGGTGGCACTCATCACGACCGATTTTGCAACTACGATCCTCGGCGAGCAGCTTGACAGCAAGGGTGTTCTTGTGGAGCGCAATGATGCAGAATCCGCACAGTTTGCACTGCTCTTTGAGTTCAACGGCGATAAGAATCACATCCGTCATGTGCTGTACTGCTGTTCGGCATCACGCCCCTCGACCGAAAGCTCCACCACGGAGGAGTCCACTGAGGTCAAGACGGAAACACTGTCGCTGAAGGCTACTGCGCTGCCTTCCGGTCTGGTGAAGGGCAAGACCTGTGAGAATACAGACGAGGCGACCTACAACAACTGGTACGGCGCTGTGTATATCCCGACCGCAGCAACTACCAACAGCACCGGCACACGTTCGGCAAGTACCGCAAAGGGCGGCAGCACAGCCGCAGCAACCACTACTGACTGATTCGGAGGAGAAAGAATATGGCTATCAAGAAAATCATCACTGTTGACGGCATCGAGGTTCCTTTCAAGGCGAGTGCAACCCTGCCTCGCCTTTATCGTGCCAAATTTCGCAAGGACATCTTCAAGGATTTTGCGGCACTGAAGGATTCTGTGGATGAAAGCGATGAGCAGGATTCCGGTCTCGGCATCGAGAGCCTTGAGGTGTTCGAGAATATCGCATGGACGATGGCAAAGCACGCCGATCCGGAGAATGTTCCCGACAGCCCGGATGACTGGCTCGAACAGTTCAACTGCTTCTCGATCTACGAGGTGCTGCCGCAGCTTT